CATCAGGCTGGCCTCCTCGGTGAACAGGGCCGTGTAGTCGTTCTGGCCCAGCAGCATCGAGTCGTAGAGCGTGTCGAGGGTGATCACGTCGCTCACGCCGCGCACCCAGGTTCCGGCCGGGTACAGCAGGAACTGGACGGTGGTCGGCCAGGCGATGAACGCCCCGGCCGCACCCGTCAGCGCCTGCCAGTCGTAGACGAACTGCGGCGAGATCCCACGGGAGCGGAACCAGCCGTCGATCCGCTGATCGGTCACGTCCAGCAGCTCGACACCGAGGCGCTGCGCGAGGTCACTCCGCACCGCGCCGTGGACCCAGTACGGGAACACGGCTTCGAGGGTGGTGCCGCGCGCCATCCGGTTGACGTACCGGGTGTGCTCGACCTGCTGCTCGATCGCCGTCAGCAGCGGGGCGATGGCCCCCACGGTGTCGTTCGGGTAGGTGACCGGCGTGGAACCCGCCACCATCTTGTTGATGTCGTAGGTGCTGGTCAGGTGGTCGTGCGCGATCAGCGCACCGCGCGTGACGCGGGCGATGACCTCCGGGTAGCCACGGCTCTGCAGCAGTCCCGCCGTCAGGCAGAGGCCGTTGGTCTCCAGCCGCACCTCCTGGAAGGGCGGGCAGTCGATCTTGTAGCACGGCTTGTCGCCGGCCGCCCCGGTGCCGACGCCGTTCGCGCCCACCGCGTAGGTGCCAGCGATGTCGTGCGCCTCCGTGTAGCGGAAGCCCGTCCCCGCCGTCCAGATCTCCGCGATGTTCGGCCCGGTCGTGTAATTGATGCCGCCCCGGCTGACCCCTACCTCGGGGACCGAGAGGAGACCGTCTCGGCTCTCCAGCTCGCACATGGTGTAGAGCGTCTCGCTCGGGGCGCACCAGCCGCCGGAGGCGACCAGAGAGCCGCCCGGCAGTCGGCTCTCGCTCATCGCCCGCCGCATCACGGCGTCAACGTGAGCCGGATCGCTGGACTCGATGATCAGGTCGGCCGGGATCGTGCGGCGGAAGGTGACCACGCCGTTCTGCTGGCGCAGGTGGCGGCCAGCTCCGTTCGCCGCCGCGTAGGCACCCTCGTTGAAGCTGCCGAGCTGGCGGTCCACGGCCTTGCCGATGCCGTCCCAGTCCAGCCCCACACCGTCGGCCGACATGGCTACGTCGGTCATCCGCTTCGGGGTGGTGGCCGGGAGCTGCCGACGGCTGGGCCGGGTGGCAGGCAGGTTGATCCGACGGTTGGCCGCGCTCGCCGCGACGGCCTGCGGAACCTCCTCCACCACGACCTCGGCGGGAGCTTCCTCGACCTCCTCGGCCGGAGTCTCCTCCTCGGAGACCTCCTCCTTCGGGTGCACCCGGCTCGCCAAGTCGGCCGCCAGCGCAGCCCGCTCCTGAGCGGCCTGGGCACGCCGGGCCTGCTCGGCGGTCAGTGCCTCGATGCCTTCGGTCAGCGCCGCCAGCGCGTCGAGCGCGTCGGCCGGGAGATCCTTCCCGTCGCCGAACACCTCATCGAAGTGGCCGGTGGCCTTCGTCGCGAGTTCGTTCAGCTCCTCGTCGCTCAGGGCTTCGAGGTCGCCGGGGATGACCAGTTCGGCGTCATCGGCGTAGGCGGTCAGCCGCGCGATGAAGCGGGGGGTGCGAGAGATGCGCGGAGCCACGACAGCCTCCTGGGTGCGAGCCGACAGGGAGTCAGTCGCCCGGCCCTGTTACAGCACACCAGCAGCGGCAGTCAGTGGGAGCGTACTACCCGATGACGGAGATGGAGCCGCCGTGCCGAGCACGCGCCGCGTCCGCCTCCAGCCGACTCCCGAAGGTCTGGGTCCGCCCGGAGTCCTCCAGCAGGCTGAACCGCTGGGTCGCCCCACTCGCCGTCGGCTGGGCCGGTGGCTGAGGGGGCGGGGTCACAGGCTTCGCCACCGCCTGCTGCCGCCGGTTCTTTCCGCAGTTGCAGCCCATCGTCAGATCCTTGTCGTGGTAGCAGCGACGGCGGTCAGCCGCCGACGGGCGGCGAACGCGCGCACCCGCGCCTCGTTCACCCGGTGTCGGAGTGCGTTGGACTCCTGGTCGCGCGCGGTGGCGGCCAGTCGCTTGAGGTACCGGAGGTCGTCGGTGGACAGCGCACCCTCGGTGCCCGGTCGGCGCACCTTCCGTGGCGGCAGCATCCCGGACGCGACCAGGCTCTGCATCGCACCGCCCGCCACCAGGCCACTGGGCCGGGGGATCGGGAAGCCGGGCACGTTCACCGCCAGTGCCGCGATCAGCTCGAGTGAGGTGCCGATCCGCCGCCAGTCGCCACTGAGCGGGCTGGCCCGGAGCGCGCGCTTCTGCTCCTCCGTCACCGAGGGGCGGAGCGCGCCGGACACCCAGATCCCGTAGCCGTCCTCGCCCGCCGCCACGTCGGCGACCGTCTTGCCGGTGTGCTCGTAGTGGGCCAGCGCCGCCGCCGCCGACACCGCGTCGGTCGTCTTGGCGTGCCGGGTGTCCATCGTGATGTGGCCGACCGCGACCTCGGTGCCGTCCGCCGCCAGCAGGCTGCCGGTGTGGAAGTAGCCGTAGCCGCTCACCGAGGGCGGTGGCTGGATGCACTGATGGGCATGGCCGGTGTGGCAGGTTCCCCACAGCGCGAGGTGTCCGTAGACCCGGCCGTTCTCGGTCACCGTCAGTGGAGTCGCCGCCGACAGCTTCGGATCGCGGAACCAGCTCGCCGGAGGTCGCCGCAACGTCGTGACCCCGGCCGATGCCACCAGCTCGTCCTCTGGCACCTCGGACACCACGTCGGAGGTCACCGCCGTCTCCGGGTCGCCCCAGTTCACCGCCAGGAACGCGGTGAGCTTGTCGATCAGCACCTGGATCTCCGGCACCGCCGGGTCGTCCGGCGGCAGCCCGTCCACCGCCGCCTGGAAGTGGTCCAGCGCGGACTGCGACCTCTCCATGTACTCCGGGCTGGCGAACTCCAAGTCCTGGACCGCCTGGAGATCCGCCACCCCGGCGTCGAACTCCGCGCTGGCGTCCTCCGGTGCCGCGTCCTCCGCGTCCTCCGGGGTCGGAGCCTCCGGTTCCTCCTCGTCGTCCTCGACGGGCGGTGGCGGTGGAGTCGCCGCCGCCAGCGCGTCCTGGCTGCCGACGAGTTGGATCTTGGCCGACGCGAACGCCGGGATCGCGACAATGGTCGCCGCCCGGATCCGCCCCGAGGTGGTCACCTGCACCTCGTCGTCGGCCTTCATCTCCATGACCTTGACCCGGCCGTCCGCGTCCACCTCCGGCGGAGCCGCCACGGTGTCCGGGTTGCCGTCGGCCAGCGCCAGGAACCCGAGTTCGCCGCCGTCCACCAGCTCGCTGGCCACCCGGACCTCGAAGTTCACGTCGTCCAGGTCCATCGAGATGCCAGAGGTGAGCCCCTCGCCGACCTGCCGCGCCGCCTCCACCCCGGCCGGAGAGCTGAGATCGAAGTCGCCCTCGCCGAGGATCTGTCCGGTGTCAGACCGGGACAGCGAGTTGATCCGGCCGACCACCACCGCGCCGTCGTGCGCTCCCATGTCACTGGACACGTAGCGCAGCGGCAGTGGCAGATTCTCCCAGCGCAGCGCGTCGGTCTCGATCAGCCGCCCGTCGCCGGTCAGCTCGCCCTCCACGCCGATCACGCCGGACCAGCCCTGGGCGGCGGCGGGAGCGGTGTCGATGGCCGCCGATCCGTATTCCCGCCGCCGCTTCCGGTCACTGGCAGCGAGTGACGCGGCAGCCCGAGCTTCGCACGGCGCACACGCCGCCGTCATCGAGGTCAACGCGAGCAGGGTCGGATCGACCGTCGATGTCGTCATGGATCGAGGGTAAGGTGCCGCCCCGCCCTCGGATAGGTCAGCTCGACTGGTCGCTGCCACCTGGGTGCAGATCGCCGTCGGCGGGCTCGTCCAGCTCGTCAATGCCAGGAACCTTCGGCTCCTCCGGCGTCACGGTGATCTCGGTCGGCTCAGCCGTCGTCTCCGGGCGCTTCACGTCAGCGGCGGACCCGGTTGACTTCTTGGTTGTCATGGCTCAGTGATACCCGATCCACTCCCGCCCAGCGCGGTGACCGTGCTGGCGTCCACCACGTTCCCGTTCACGACGTGCTGGAAGAACTGGGTCGAGCCGAGATCGACCGGCCAGCCCTCCAGCGCACCCTCCTGCCACTCCTCGATCCCGTCGTAGGTCGGCAGGATGTCCAGCCCCTGCTCGTAGCTGGCTACGTAGTCGTCCGCCTGCACCTCGTCCCAGCCCGCCAGCCGCGCCCGGACCATGGTCCCCAGCGGCGCAGCCGGTTCGAGAAGCGGTGCGGCAGCCCAGGTGTCACGCATCTCGGTAAACGCTGTGTTGGACCGCTGCTGGTTGCACTCGTAGTCCATCGGGATCAGGTTGTCGATCTTGTACCGGCCGTTGTCGGAGCCGGGGATGATCCGGTCCATCGACACCTGATCCGGCGTCAGCTTCACTCCGCACGCCACGCACGGGCACGTCTTGCCGTCGCCGAACTGGTCCACCAGCTTCTGCTTGAGCCGCCGCCGGGTCGGCGCACCAGGCCGATCGTCGCCGCCCTGCCGCTTGTTGCGCGCGTGCCGCTCGTGCGCGATCCGCCGGTCCTCGTCGGTGGGCACCGGGGCTGCCCGGTATTTCTCCACCGCGAGGTCACGCGCCTTCTTGAGTGTCTCCGGGTCGGCCCGGTTCGCCGGTGAGCGGTCCACGTCCTCGCGAGTGCCCCGGCCAGCCTTGCGCTTGGCGGCTGGCTTCTTCGCAGCTCCGCCGCCCACGTCGATGCTGGCGGCCTGGTCGGCCAGACCACCCGGCGTGTCCATCCACTCGCCGCCGTTGCGATTGCCTTTCGGAATCCGTGCCTGAGCAGGGCCGCCGAACACCTGGGTCAGCAGGGCCGTCGCCGTCACCGTGTCGAGCATGGTGTCTCCATTCAGGATCCGTTCAACGCCAGTCCAGTAGATGTCGTCCGAGGGCTGGTCAGGCCACATGTCCTCCTCGGTCTCCGGCTGCTGCGAGTTGCCCTCCACCGGCTGGAAGTCCGCCGACAGCTTCACCCCGCCACGGATCCACTCGTTGTGCCAGGCAGCCAGCGCAGCGGCTCTCGGATCGGCGATGGTCACAGGTGCTTCACCCCGTGCCAGTCCTCACCGAGCATCAGCTCCTTGCCGAGCCACGTCTTGGCCCCCGGCGACCAGCCGAGGTGCGCGATGTCAGCGGGCAGCGGAACCTTCGCGCCCTTCTCACCCACGTCGGCATTGATCGCAGACTTGCGCCAGTCGTTGATCTTGGTGAGCTGGTCCAGCGTCGCGCCCTTCTTCCGAGCCTGGTCGTAGACCCGATCGAGCACATCCACCGCCCCGCTGGGCGACTGGAACTCGAAGCCCAGCCGCGCCCAGGTATAGCCGCCCACGTCGATGTTCGCGTGCACGGTGATCTCCTTGATGCCCTGGGAGCGGTACAGATCCTCTGAATCGGCCAGCAGTTGAGAGCCGACTCCGCCGCCCTGCCATTCGGGATTGATCTTCAGGAAGTCGTGGTCCACGGTGCTGTTCTCGAGGTCCACGATCCGGTTGATGCTCCCGGCCTTCCGCCCGTCACCGTCCACGAAGAACCCGCCGACCGTCATATACCTGCCGCCGCCGCTGTCATCAGGAGCCCAGTACGTCTTGCCGACTGTCAGACCAGTGCCCTCCAGAGACTTCTGCCAGGTGTCCGCGAAGTCCTGTCGAACCGTCTCAGGATCAGCACCTACAGACCAGCCCTTGCCGCCGCCACCGCCCGGCGAGATTCCCTCAGCATCGGTGAGCAGGGCTCCTGGAGTATCCATCCACTCACCGCCATTGCGGTTCCCCTTCGGGACACGCGCCTGCTGCGGGCTGCCGTAGACCGCCGCCGCCAGCTCCCGCGCGGCATCGAGGTCGAGCAGCGTGGTGGTCATCGCGGAGGCGGGGTCGTCGCCAGCTCCTCCGGCGTCGGCTCGCCCCAGTTCGTCTTGTGCTTGCGGGCCTCCTCGATCGTCTTGGAAACCGGCGGGTGCTCCTCCATCACGTACTTGCCGGGCGGCAGCTTCCGGTCAGTCATTGGCGTTCCCCTCGTAGCCGAGCACCATGGTGCCGTCCCGATCCCTGCCCAGCACCCGCAGCAGTGAGCCGGGCTCCAGAATCAGCTCCTGCTCGCCCTCCACCCCGTAGACCACCTTGGTCCCGGGCGCGAGCTGGATGCGAAACATCTCGCTGCCGAATCCCGTCGCGATGTCCTCGTCCACGGTCGTGGACATCCACGCCTGGTCGGTGATGACATCCCCGACCGCCCAGTCCTTCGCGGTCCCGGCCTGCACGCCCCGGTACACGGTCAGTGGCGCGGTCAGCGTCTCCGCCGCCGCATCGAAGAACTGCTTGAACTGCCGGTTCCACTTCATCGCGTTGGTCGGCGCGTCGCCGAACCGCAGCGGCAGCCCGCGCAGGGCCGCGTTCATGTCCCAGTAGCTCGACCCGGTGTAGCGGGTCCAGGCGTCATGGGCATCGTCCGAGACTCCGTGCTTCGCCGCGTCTCTCGTGGTGCCCCACTCCCGCAGCCACTCACGGGACTTGATCCCGTAGGTCCGGGTGGACCAGTTGTCGGCGAACGGCAGATCCTCCCCGTCCTCCCACGCCGGTAGCCCGCCCTCGCCGGACTCCGCGACCCGCGACTCCTCGACGCCCACCACCACGCACCGGCAGTTCCGGATCTCCTCCGCCGGGCCGTTCGGATCGCCGGGGTACTGGAGGAACGCGCTGCCGACGTAGAACTCCTCGCTCATGTGCACTGTCTGGCCGTCGGCCTCGGAGTGGCTGTCGCGCACCTTCTCGTCGTGGTGGCTGACCCAGCGCTTCTCGACATAGCCCTGCGCCCCGAGGTTCGCCAGCTCCACCACCGAGGTGAGTGCGGTGGCCTGGGTCGTCACCCACGCCTCCATCGACTCCTGCCCGAACCACGTCGCCTTCGGGTTCAGCCCGTCCAGCAGGAACGTGCTGAGTTCGGTGCCACTCATCCCCTGGTCGATGGCCGCGTTCACCAGCTCGGTGAGCTTGTCGTCCACGGCGGCCAGAATCTGCGAGTTCGCCAGCTCCATCTCCATCGAGGACAGGTAGGACTCGACCTGCTGCGTGAAGTCGATCGACAGAATCGGATTCTCCAGCTCCGCCCGCATGGTGTCGGTGAAGTTCTGCCAGCCGGTGAGCAGTGCGGAGTAACCCTGGCTCGGATAGTCCGCCACCGCCGTCGCCAGGAACCGGGTGTAGGCGCTAGCCGCTTCGTCCACGAGCTTCTTCTGGAGCTTCGCGCGGTTCGCCGTCGCCGTGCCCGGCGTGCTCATGGGCAGCCGTCCGCCGTGACCGCCTGCGGTGTCGGCGCGTCGCCGATGCCCCGGTACAGCGGGCTCTGCGGCCAGTCCGCCGCCGCCTCCTCCGGGGTGGTCGGCTGCCGTGGCCCGCGCCGCACGCCGTGCAGCCGGATCGTGCCGAACCGCGCGCCAGCCGCGAACTGCGGCAGCGGGAGCGTGGGGTCGGCAGGCATCATCGGCGGAGTGTCCTGCGGGAACAGTTCAGCCACCGACCAGCTCCTCCCGCAGCAGGGCCAGGTCGTAGACCGGCAGCCCGAGGCGCGTCTCGAAACGGTAGCGCAGCTCCGCGACAGAGTGCTCGGTGCCGCTCACCACCAGATCGTGCACGTAGTCGTCCAGCATCCGGGTGACCTGGCGGCTGGTCACCCCGCAGCACCCGTGGGCGTCGAGCATCGCCGGCACCACGTCCCAGGCACCCCGCAGCGCGCGCGTCACGATGTCGTCCTCGGCGGGCCAGAGCGTGTGGCAGACATGCCAGGGCCGGGTTCCCTTGAGCCGGTAGCGCTCTCGGCTGGCCCGCACGATGTACTTGCCCATCGACTCCAGCGCCTTGATCGTGAGCACGTCGCACACCGCCAGCAGGGCGGACCGGTCGGTGTCCGGTGCCAGCGAGTACGCACCACACACCGGACACGGACTGGGCAGCCCGGTCGTCACGGCGCGCTCGCTCCGCCGTTCGCCGGGGCCGGGGCACCAGCCGTCGCCGGAGCTTCGCCGGACGGCTCACCGCTGCCGGCTC